GTTCGAGTCCTGGCTCGGCAGCCAGGCAACACTAGACGCGTATCGGGCGCTCCCCGATAGCTCAATCGGTAGAGCGGGCGGCTGTTAACCGCTAGGTTGTAGGTTCGAGTCCTACTCGGGGAGCCAGTTTGGTGGCTCAGAGCGTAAACGGCTCTGGGCCACCTCCATTGGTGGCAGGGAGAGAGGGTAGAGGTCCATCGCAATCTTGCGGTCGCCCACTTCAACACGGCGCAGGGCAAGCCGTACGAGTTCGTTCCGCTCGTGCGGCGTGAGACACTCGTAGACCCTGCCGAACTCGCCAAGCGCCGTCCGCACCGTCTCCGTCGCGACGCGGCCTTCTTCGAGATGAGCGAGGGCACGGTCGGCATCGAGCAGACCCCGTTCCAGGTCGGCGCGCCGCTCGGCGAGCCCTCCAAGCTTCTCCGTGAGGAACGCACGACCGGCCTCCTGGTCGAGCGCCGCCCACTCCTTCAATATCCTCTCGGCCTGTGAGTTGACCTCGTCCAGGCCCTTCTGGAGCGTGCGGCGCCGGTTCTGGAGCACCGGTCTCTGGCGGGCCAGCCGCCGGTTCGTCTCGTCGACAAGGCGGTCGAGCAGGTCATGATCGCCCGCCAGCTCCTGAATGCGTCCCAGCACGGCGCCCTCGATCTCCTCTGCTGAAACCCGCAGCCCGCAGTCCGAACGGCGGCACACATAGTAGAAGTACTTGACCCCGAGATGACCGGTTCCTGACCTGCCCTCCATGGGCGAGCCGCAGCGGCCGCAGTGCAGGAGGTTGTTGCTGAGGACGTACGCGTGGCGGACCGGGCGCGAGCCGTTGTGGTTCGTGCGACTGTTCGTCTCCATCAGTCTCTGGACCTGGCCGAACTTCTCCTCGTCCACGATTGCCGGCCAGACCGCATCCACGAGGCGGTGAGCGTTCCCCCTCTTGTTGATCTCCTTCTTGCCGATGTAGGCGGCGTTCTTGAGCAAGTACTGCACAGACGTGAGGATGAACTCCTTGCCGGGGTGACAGACCCCACGGCGGGACGTGTAGGCCTTTGTGCGGTAGCCGTGGCGGTTCAAGACTCCAGTAGTCTGGGCGATGGAGCCGCACTGGAGATAGGTGTCGAAGGCGAAGTTAACATGGGCCGTCTCGTCGGGGTTGGGGATCAAGTAACCCTTGTGTTCGGTGTCCAGGTCGTAGCCGATAAGCCGGCCGCCGTTCCAGAGGCCGCGCTCCGACCGGGCCGCTGTCGCGTCACGGGTGCGCTCCGCGGTCTGCTCGCGTTCGAACTCCGCCAGCGCCATCATGATTGTCACGAACAGCTTCCCCTGGGCCGTCGTCGTGTCGTAGTTCTGCTTCAGACAGACGAACTCCACGCCGTGATCGTTGAGGAATTCGAAGAAGTGGAGGAAGTCCTTGACGGAGCGGCAGACGCGTTCGAGCGCGGTGCAGAGCACGGTGTTGACGCGGCCTGAACGTATGTCAGCGAACAGCTCCTGGAACTCCGCGCTTCTCGCCGAGCACTTACCAGAGATGCCTCGGAGTTCGTAAACTCTAACCTCGGTCCAATCCTCGCCGCAGACGGCCGTCTTGTATTCGATGTGCTGGTGGAGTCGCTGGAGCTGGGTCTTAAGTGACCCCTCCGGGTTCATCGCCTGCCGGTCAGTGCTGACGCGAGTGACCAAGGCAACCCGTCTGGCGGGGCGGCGTTGCTCATCCTGAACCGCAGTGCTGAGGGCTTCGACTACCACTGCTTGCCTTCCTCTGTTTGGCCGTTCGATTGGCAGTCCGTAGTAACCGATAGGTTTGCGCCGAAGTCAAGCGATTTCCCACCCGATTCTGCCGTATTTCCCTCACAGGCGAGAAAACGCTCCAGTCCGGCAGCGAGGATGGCCACGAATCGACTGACCCGTTCCGCCGCGTCGTCGTCTTCTTCGCTGTGGTGGCTCACAATCCGTCGCATCGGTTCCCCCTGATTCCTTATACGAAAAGCAGGGCCGATCTGTCGGGAGAAGGCACCGGACCGGAGAAAACCGAAGACCTCCGCACAACCTCCGCACAAACCCCGCAATTCCGGAGCCCCCAGATGTGGGCTAGATGGAAGGGGTGGGTTCATCACTCACCCCACCACAGCCGCAAGAAGGGCTCCAACCTTGGGAGATGGAGCTCGCCGAGGACGTTGTCCGAGGTTTTCTCGCGACCAGGGCGCCAGGAACTATTCAAGACGCCGATGACCTGCTGCAAGAGTGCCTGCTGCACTGGTGGCTGCAGCGCAAGCGCTACCAGCAACAGAGGGGAGCTTCGCGTCGCACCTTCATGCGCCGGGTTCTCAATGCCAAGTTGGTGGACCTGACGCGAGAGGCTGGCGCGGCCAAGCGAGGCTGCGGCCGCCCTGCGGACTCGTTGGACAGGGAAGTAGGGGAGGAAAAAGAGGACGGCTTGGTGCTGGGCGATCTCGTCCCCGGCGACGTCGACATGGAGGCGGAAAGCTCGCTGGGAGTCGACCTTCAGAGGGGCGTCGCGCTGCTGACCGAGCGGCAACGGGTCGTCATTCGAGCCCTCGCGGACGGCTGGCGGGTGACTGACATCAGCCGGCGTAGCGGCCTGTCGCGGGGCACCCTCTACGAGGAGTTGCAGCGAATCCGGCAGGTCTTCCGAGATGCGGGGCTGGAGGAGTACCTGCACTAGAATCCGACACTTCGGCTTCGGTTTTCGTATAGAGCACTGGGAGGTTTGTGGGATGTACTCCGTTCTGCAGTTCAGGTTCCCGCACAAGGCCGATCGACAGCGTTTGGAGGATGACGTAGCGCTGGCGATCTTCGCGGCCGAGTGTCTGTTCGGGCGACCGCGGCTGCGCATGGAGGCTTCCTACTTGGTGGATGCTGAGGGCAGCGCCTGCGTGATGAACGTGGGTGGCGAGGCAGGAGAGGCCGCAGCTCGTATCTTCGCCGGCCTAGCCGCTGCCCGGTTCGGCGAGAGAGGGTTCTCTCTGAAGCGGCTTGAACACGAGGGAGCATCGCCGTGACCCGCGGGAGTCTGTCAGCGGGAGACGCGAACCTCCTCCTCGACGCTGCCCTTGCCCGAGTTCAAAGGGGTGACCTGGTTCTCCCTCTGTGGTGGACGGACGGCAGCGGAACCTGCGCATGCCCAAAGGGCAGCAATTGCTCCTCCCCCGGCAAACACCCGCTGACACCCAATGGCCTCGACGACGCCTCGAACGATCCGGCGACTATCACGCGCTGGTGGCCGAGGTGGCCCAAGGCCAATATTGGCGAACGCACCGACAACCGCCCACGCATCGACATCGACCTCCTGGACGTGGCGGAGGAGCTCGCGAGGGACACGGCTCTCCCGCTTGAGACGCCAGTCGTTTGCACCCCGAGCGGCGGCCTCCACATTGGCCTCGCCACGGAAACCCCTGTCCAGTCCCGCACCCTGTACCTGGAGGACGGCCGCAAGCTCGGCGAGTTGAAGGCGGCCCGCGCCTACGTTGTCATTCCTCCCAGTGCCATCGGGGGCAAGACCTACCGGCGACTCAGCCCCAACGCTGTTCTGCCTCTGCGGGTTGACGACCCCGTGGAGTGGCTTCGAAAGCTGCTGTCCGCGTTCGGATTCGCCCTCGCCCATGACAGGCCCGGCTCTCACAGGGACTACGAGGCCTTGGCAGGCGTCGTCCACCAGGGCGAGGGCCGCCACAACGCGCTCGTCTCCTATGCCGGCAAGGTGTGGGTGGAGGGGATGGCTCCCGAGACCCTGGTCGATCTGTTGCGGGTGATGAACGAACGGCAAATCCGGCCGCCCATCCCGGAACGCGAACTCATGGACATCGCAACCCACTTCATCGAGGGACGCCAGCAGCGGCGGGACAACGACCATCCCGTGATGGTGTCCCACGAGCATGCGCCGATCCACAAGGCGTTCCCGCGGACCGACGCCGGCAACGGGGAGCTCTTCGCCCATCTCTACGGCGACCGGGTGCGCTTCGACCACCGGCGAAGGCGCTGGCTGGTCTGGGGAGGGCACTGGTGGTCGGACGACAACGACGCCGAGGTGCGGCGGCTGGCCAAGACAGCAGTGCGCCACCGCTACCTGCTTGCCACGACGATCGCGGATCTGAACGAGCGCGCGGCCGAGTCCCGGTTCGCCGTGGCGAGCGAGAACCGCCAGCGGCTGGACGCGCTGTTGGCCCAGGCACAGACCGAGCCGCCGATCAGCGACGCCGGTGAGTTCTGGGACCGTGACCCCTGGCTTCTGGGCGTGGCCAACGGCGTCGTCGACCTGCGTAGCGGCATCCTGCGCGGCGGCTCGCCGCAGGACCGCATCACGCTGCACAGCGACGTCCCGTTCGAACCGGATGCCCGCTGTCCGCGCTGGCTCAGATTCCTCGACGAGATCTTCGGCGGCGACCAGGAATTGATCGACTACATCTGGCGCGCCGTCGGCTACAGCCTCACCGGCGACACGTCAGAGCAGTGCGTCTTCACGTGTTATGGCTCCGGTGCCAACGGCAAGAGCGTGTTTCTTACCTCCCTCCGTGCCGTCGCCGGCAGCTACGCGTACAACGCTCCCTTCTCCACCTTCGAGCTGGAGGCCCGCAGTTCGATCCCCAACGACCTGGCGGCGCTGGCAGGGCGTCGCCAGGTCACGGCTTCCGAGACGAACGAGGGCGTGCGGCTGAACGAAGGGAGGCTCAAGGCACTGACCGGCTGTGATCCGGTCACGGCCCGCTTCCTCCACGGGGAGTTCTTCACGTTCCGGCCCGTCGCCAAGTTCTGGCTCGCTGTCAACCACAAGCCAAAGGTCACGGACGACTCCTACGGCTTCTGGCGGAGGGTGCGGCTGATCCCGTTTCTGCAACAGTTCAAGGGCCAGGCTGAGGACAAGAACCTGGCGACCCACCTTGTCAAGGACTTACCGGGCATTCTGATATGGGCGGTTCGCGGTGCGGTGGCCTGGCACGAGCGCGGCCTGGAGCCGCCGGACGCGGTCCTCAACGCCACGGAGAGCTACCGAACCGAGTCCGACCCGCTCGCCCAGTTCTTCCAGGAGCAGTGCATCTTGGAAGACGGCTGCATCACTGCCGCCACCGCCGCGTACAAGGCCTACGGTGCCTGGGCCGTCGAGCAGGGGATGAGCGAGCGCGAGCGGCTGACTTCGACGGCGTTCGGGCGACGGATGGCCGACCGGTTCGAGAAGAGGCACGCCCGCAGCGGGAACGTCTACGTTGGGGTTGGCCTGCTGTCTGAGATCGCGCCGGCGGGGGCCCGGTGAAGGGTTTGGTGAAGGGTTTTGAATCTAGGCTCGCCGAAAACGATGTTTCTCTCTATGTTATCGCCTTACGCAAGAAAACATGGGGAAACCCTTCACAACCCTTCACTCCTTTCACCGCGCAGACACGGGGGGAGAGAACACCATGAGTGAATGGTGCTTGGTGCCTGCCGAGGGGAGGGCCGGTGAAAAGTTCAAAGTGCTGTTTGCGGTAGACCGCCAGGGAAGTGTCACGTGTGCGTCCGCGAAATGAGGGCGGGGGGTATAGGCCAGAGGACGCGTCAGCGGAGAGGTTGAGATGGCTGGATACAAGGGCAGACAGGGGCGCAAGCCAAAGCCGACCCAGTTGAAGAAGCTGGCAGGCAATCCCGGGAAGCGACCCCTCAACGAGAATGAGCCCGAACCGAAGACGAGGATTCCCGCCTGCCCGTTCCATCTCTCGGGCGATGCGAAGAAGGAGTGGGAACGGGTGGCGCCGCTGCTGGAGAACCTGCGTCTTCTCAGCGATATCGACCGCGGCGCCCTCGCCCTGTACTGCCAGGCCTGGGGGCGCTGGGTCGAGGCGGAGGAAGCATTGAAGAAGTACGGCGTCATGGTGAAGTCGCCTAACGGCTTCCCCATGCAATCGCCCTACCTAGCGGTGGCCAACAAGGCAATGGAGCAGATCAGGGCGATGCTGACCGAGTTTGGCATGTCACCTGCCAGCCGCACACGGGCTCACGCCCTCCCCGGAGCGGAAGAGGAAGACCCTATCGAGGCGTGGCTGAATCGTGGTCATTGATGGCGCTCCTGCAAAGAAAGGCGCGAAGGAGAAGGCGATGACAAGAGCGACTAAGGTCGAAATCACCGTTGAACAGGTGCCCACAGACTCCCTCTTTCCCGACCCGGCGAACCCTCGCCGTATCAGCAACCGCGACCTGGAGTCGCTCACGCGCAGCTTGCACGAGTTCGGCTTCGTTCAGCCCGTGCTCGTCCGCAAGGCCGACAACGTGGTCATCGGCGGCCACCAGCGCCTCGTCGCCGCCCGACGCCTCGGCTGGAAGACGGTGCCGGTTATCTTCCTGGACCTCAGCGTCGAGCAGTCGCGCCTCCTCAACCTCGCCCTCAACCGCATCTCGGGCGAGTGGGACCAGGAGCTCCTGGCCCGGATGCTGGCCGACCTCAGGCCGGTCGAGGATATCGACCTCTCCCTCTCGGGTTTCACAGAGGAGGAGTTGGGCAAGCTCCTGAAGTCGCTGGACCTGCGCGAGAAGAAGGAACGCGTGGAGACGTTCGACCTCGATGCCGCCCTAGAAGCCGCACGGGGGGCACACGTTGGCCAAGGTGGCGATCTCTGGCGGCTGGGGGATCACCGCTTGGCCTGCGGCGACGCGACCGACGTGGGGGACGTATCGCGCCTGCTGGGCGAGACAAGGGTGGCAATGGCCTTCACCGACCCCCCCTACAACGTCAGCCTCGGTGACCACGGCG